ATCACCCCCGCGCCGCCCCCAGATACTCCCACTCCAGCAACCGCAGATCCTCCAGCAGCCACACCCGGTCACGGCGCTTCACGCCCTCATCCTTGGCGCATTGGATGAACACCCCGTAATCGAGGCCCACGGGGCCAGCCATCCCCACCCGCCACTGGGTCTGCATCTTCAGGAACCACGCCAGCGCTTCGCAGTTCTCCGGCAGGATCCCGAACGTCTTGGGCCGCTGCTCCACCTCAGGCGCCACCAGGCCGAACATGGCTGCAGCGTCGGCGGCATCCTTGCCGTCGTCAGCCTCACCTTTCGCGGCGCCAGCGAGGAACAGCGCCGCGTCGATCAGTTTTTTGCGCGGAAGCCTCCTTGCTTGGCGGCGGATTTGGCGGGCTCGCCGGCGGCGCTGGGCTTGCCGATACTGGCGACCCAGGCATTGAAAATCGCGGACGCGGCACCCTGCATCCGCAGCATCTTGGCCTTGGCAGCATCGGTGAACTCGACAGGCTCGCCAGCTTCGTCCACCACCTCTTCGCCCCAGCCGCAGAGCACCTCGGCGGCCAGATCCTCATAGGTGCACGGCAGCGGCTCAGTGAGCACCTCCAGGTCATTGCTGCCCCGGTAGCTCTGCAGCGCCTCGTAGCGCTTGATGGTGGCCACGATCAGCGCATTGTGCTGCTCGTTGAGATCGTCGCAATCCTCCTGGTCCAGCACCCGGAAATGGGCGGTGAAGGTGTAGGCCTTCTTTAGGCCCGCCTTCACCGGCAGATCAACCGATACCGGCCACTCGATGTGGTCCGGCTGGTACAGATGGAACATGGCGAATCAGAAGAAAACGAGGCGGGTTTCGTCGTTGCCGGCTGCGGACTTAGGCAGCGCGGTGAATGGGATCTGCAGCATGCTGACTCCGTCAGAATCAGGGAAGGAGAGGTCGCCGCTGATCGCCGCGCGGGGGCAGAAGAAGATGGAGCTTTCGGTAGCCGTCGTGCCCTGCTGCACAACGAACGGGCCATCGCTGGCGCCGCTGTTGTCAGCCGCAGCGGTGAAGAAGTTCTTCGTCGCCACAGGCGGGTTCTCGATCGTGATTGTGCCGTTCGGGTTGGGGCGGTCGGTGATGCGGGCGTGAGGTTCGCAGCCGATCAGCGAGCGGAACACGGCCGACACGCCCCAGTCGAAGTTGAAGCCTTCGGAGCAGGGATTGAAGCCCTGGAACCGCAACGCCTTGGTGTGGGTCGGGGTGACGGGCACCGGCTCGGCTTGGTTGCTGTAGATGAATCCTTCAGCGCTCTTTGCGGTGGGGGTGGTGTAGCGGCCGACGCCGGTGATGGTGAAGGTGCCGTAGCCGTTCAGAGTGCTGTTGAGGGCCGGGCTGCCGCGGAATCCATCAATCCGGTGAACGTTAACGCCATCCTTCACCGCCACGATGGTGCAGCTGCTGCCGTTGCCGAACGTGCTGATCGGCTGCAGCAGGGACAGCGCGGGGATCTTGTAGCCCACTGCGCCGCCGGTGAACGATGCGGTAGAAGGAACCACCGTCACCTGCCTGGTGGCCCCGTCGTGCGCCACGATCACGCCTTTGTGGCCCGTGTTGGCGCCGCTGGTGATCTCGATTGGCAGCCCCAGGTAAGCGTCGCTTGCGGGGTTGCTGCCCCCCAGGTCCGCCAGGGTGAGGGTGTTGGCGCCGCCTGCGGTGGCCGTACCGGTCAGCTCGGCGAATGCCGAGACGTTCATGCCGGCTGCCTGCAGCAGCGGCGTGAATCGGGGCGCGGTGGCAGCGACGCCAGAGCCGCCCCACTCGAAGGCGATCGTTGCCACCACGTGCTCATTAGTGAGCGGCTGACGGTCGGCACCGAGGAACCCCTTGATCAGGTTCCGCTCGACTCGGGTGCCGGTGATCGGGTTGATCTCCATCGACACGAATTTCATCGCGTCGGTGTTGGCGATTGGGCTGGCCAGGGTTCCGTAACTGGTCTCGGCCTTCACCAGCGCGAAGCTGTTGCGAATCAGGAGTTCGGTCATCAGTCCTTGGCCTTCGGCGCGGGTTGGGGCTTGGCGGGCTCAGGCTTGGGCGCCTCAGCAGCGGGCACCATCTGGCCACTGGGGAGCATCACATACTCGCCAGACAGGCCGTGGTGCTCATAGTGTTGGTCGGCCGCCATGGTTAGGGGGTGAGCTTCCGTACTCTCAGGCTATGGAGCCGCGTTGATCGCGTCGTCGCGGGTGCGATAGCGGATCAGGAAACGCTGAGTCATGCGGCCAGAAGTGGCATCGGCTGCCTCCATCTCTGGCAGGTAGCCATCGGGCTGCACGTCATGGGCCAAGCCGCCAAGGGTGCGGTCGGCCATCATGCGGGCGTGAACGTCGGTCACGATGGGGTCCGCCAGCTGGTCCGGCACATCGCCGCGCACGTAGGTTTCGACCAGGACCACCAACGCGTTGTCAAGGCGTCCCAGACTGGCGCCCGTGGTGCGCGGGGCGTTCATCGGATTGTCCTCGCCAGGGCTGACGATCACCGCTGGGGTTTCGGGCCTGGAGATCGCCTGCACCCGGCTGCGGTAGATCCTGATGCCGACCTGCACCGTGCCCGGCAGGGTGACGGTGTGGATGTGATCGAGGATCTGCTCGCGGAGGCTGGGGGTGGTCATGGTTCAGTCCGGCTCCGATACACCCGCCCGCTCACGCCGCTGGTGGCCGCCAGGGTGGTGGTGACTTGGGCGAGGATTTGTTCGTGTTTGGTGGTGGTCATGGGTGGGGCGTTGTAGTCGGGGGCGCTACGGGGGTTATTCTGTGCTTGGCTCTGGGCGGTTGTAAGCCAACAGCGCAGGAATCCGCTCAGCAGCGATCATCCCAGCGGCGGCCAGTGCCTGTAGGCCGGACTCCAGTCGGGGATCGTCAAGAGCCACCGTGGGAGCGCTTATGAACTCATCCACCAGGGCAGCCACCTGTGGGGACTGCCCGGCAGCGGCGAGGATCGTCACGTATTCAGCGGCAGTCAATCGGTGGATGAATGCAGAGCTGGTGATCAACCCAATGCGGTTCAAGTCGGCATAGATGCGGCCTTGGTGTTTCAGGAACTCCAGCGCAAGCTGCTCGGGCGTGGCGCCGTTGCGGTTGGCGGCTTCCACCCAGCCGTCGATCAGGCGGGTGTCAGTGATGGTGATAGTGAGAGAGAAAAGAGGCATGGTTAAACTCCGGGCTAATCTACCTGTCCGGTCATATACTGAACCGACAGGTAGATGGTGCCGGTTCCGTTAAAATTGCCGCCCACAGCGGTAACAATTACATTCGTGGCGGCAGGAAAACATTCAATGGTGCCTGCAGTCCAATCACGGTTATCGCTGGCGGTGCCAGCAGCGGTGTCGGTGATTGCCCCCCAGCGGTCAGAATCGCTGGCGGTGCCGATTTCATAGCCAGTAGTGCCGTTGCCGGTGCCAAGGCTAGTAGTGACTTTGCTGGTTACCCCCATCACGACCGCACCTGCAGGGATCAGGGCGGTGGCTGTCACACTGGCGCCAGATACCGCGCTGAGCGTGGCGCGGGCTGTAGCGATTGCGGCTCGGTGAAAGTCCGTGTCTGAGGTGTAGGTGTCGTAGACGCGAAAGATTTGGGCAGCAGTACCATCGCGTTGAGCCATAGTGCCCGCAGCTTCACCTGTAATAGCTACTGGGTTATTATTTGCAGTGCCAGTAAAGAATCTAAGCTCAAGGGGACTAAGTGCCGAGCGGCGGCCTGTTGATTGAACAACGCCTAGGTTTGGGGTGTTCCCGCCGCTAATTCTTACAAAACCGGCACCAATACCAGAATCTACAAAAAACTTTGTTACTCCATTTAGCTGCAAATCCAGCAGGTTCCCGGTAAACCCGTTTGGCGCATTAACGCCAAACCCCGTGCCAGCAGTGCTCCAGCTTGTTGACGTGGTGCCAGTTGGTTCAATCAGTAACGCTGGCTTGGTGGTTGTGCTGGTGCCGCCCGTGAACCACGTCCCAGTCAGTGCCATCGGCGGAGTGTTAGCCGCACCATTCGCCACCAGGATCAGCCTTGCCAGCGTCACGGCGCCCGTGGCGCCATCCACGCTGCTGTTGGGGATCGCGCCCAGCGCGCTGCCGTTGCGGTACTGAATCTCGGTGCCGCTGCCTGCAGGGGATGTGCCTGCGGGCAGGTTGGTCAGCTGCGATCCGTCAACCGCTGGCAGCTTCGCCGCGTTGTCGAGCTGCACCACATTGCCGGCGCTGGTGCCGACGTTTTGTGCTGCTGCTGTGCCCAGCGTGGGCAATCCCGACAGGCTGGCGTAAGCGATCTGCGCCCCGTCGCCGCCGTCGTGGTTGTGGCTGTTGCCGTTCGTGACGCCTTGCGCTGCGGGGGCGAAATCACCCGTGCTGGCCGCCGCTGCCGTGCCCAAGGTGGGCAGACCTAAGAGATCGCCATAGGCCCCAGTGAAGCCCACCCGGGCCATCGCCGCGCCAGTGTTCACCAGGATGGTTCCGGTGTTGACGTTCACCCTCACTACGCTGCCGACCTGTTGCACCTCGCCAGATGCCGGGATCGTCGCCACCATGGCGCCGCTAGCGCCGACATAGAGCTGATCGCCCAGTTGGTAGCTGTTGGTATTGAACGGCCTCAGCTCGCCCAGTACCACGGCGTCGCCATCGCCGTTGTTGGCAAGGGTGGTCTCCAGCACGGCAATCGCTGGCATTTTCAGCGGATCGGTCGGGTCGCAGGCCGCCACCGTGATCCGATCGGTGTCGCCCACGCTGCCGGTCGCATAGACCACCGTGCCCGCCTCTAGGGGGCCGCCGCTGGTGTTTTTGACGTGAACGTAGAAGTTCCCGGCGATGCTGCCATGGATGTTTGGGATGACGACCGGCGCGGTGCCGGTGATGGTGAGACCTGTAAATGATGGGCTGTCAGCCGTGCCCAGGCCCAGCAGCGTGCGTTGCGCGGCAGCGTCGAGCGCCTCCACCATGGCGCGGCCTGCAGCGGTGCTAACGCCGGTCCACCAGGCGGCGATGGCCTGCCGCACCCTCTGGGCCGTAAACGCCCGCCGAGTCGTTGCGGTGCCAGCCTCGGCCTCGGCCTGCTCAATGGTGGCGGCGGTCCACTCGCGGGCGTCGCTTAACCTGGCGTCGCTCAGCCCCACATAGGCCGCGGCACCCTCGGCGGCGGTCAGGTAGCCAGGATGCGGGTCGGCTGCTGCCTCATGCGCTCCGATTGCCGCTGCCACCTCCGAGTCTCTGGCGATCCCTGCAGGGATGTCCGAATCGCTCAGCGCCGTGGCCGATTGCCGGTATCGGCCGTCGCCCTCCGCCTGGGTTAGGTACTGAGAGTGCGGGTCTGCAGCTGCTACGTGGGAAGCCACAGCACTGCTGATCGCCGCGCCGGCCAGATTCGCAATATCTTGGGTGGTGGCGTCCTTCGTCGCCCCAGCCTGATCCATCGGCACCCGCTCAGTTCCATCGAGCGGGGTCGTGGCGTTCGGTAGGCCTGTAATCGTGGTTTCAGCCATACCTACAGAATGCGGAGCTGTCTGTTGTCGAGGGTCGTGAGCCGCAGGCCGCTCAGCGTCACCAGGTAGGTGGCCACGGCCTCAATCTTCTCCAGCACCATCACGCAGAACCGGCCATCAGCCAGCTTCAGCGGTTCGTGCTGCAGCTTGTACGTCAATCCCTCGTGCTGCACCTGGTCGCCATACTGCAACTCGCCAAACTGATCGGTCCTGGCGGTGATCGCATAGTCCACCGTCACCACCTGATCATTCATAATGATCTGGCTGGCGCGGTCCATGATGCCCAAACCAACAACGGCCCCAGCAGTGACGCTGGAGCCGAAGTCAGCCAGCAGGAAATCATCGGGGATTTCCTGGATCATGGTTAGACCGCGTAGCGAGCGCCGCCGACAGCCACGCAGGTGACAGTGGCGGAAAAGCTGCCGGTCTCGTCTGTGAAGGCCAGCCGCACGAACTTGCCCACTTGGTTGCGGGGGATCGACAGCTTCTGCAGGGCGGCAGTGCTGCCCAGGTCGGTGAATGCACCACCCGGCACATCCGTAGCATCGCTGCCATCGGAAGCGTTGCCAGACTGCACTTTCACCTTGATCGCGGTGCTGGAGGCGCTGGCGGCGGCATACAGCAGCAGCAGCAGATCGCCGTCAACGCTGCTCACGTCCACCGCAGTGGTGTTGCCCGCGGCGTCGCGGGTGGCAGGAGCCAGGATGGTGAATGCCTGGAGTTGCTCCAGGGCTCTGAGTTCAATGGCCATTGGTTAATCCTCCGGGGTGGGGTCAGGGGTGGAAGTCTTTGCAGAGCGCCGCAGCTTGGGTGGGCAGGCCGGGGCGGGCTCAGGCTCGGGCTCTGGCGCAATCGACGCCATGCCCAGCGCCAGCAGCTCGTTGGCGACGCCTTGCGGAAGGTCAGCCACCTCACCCATGGAGAGGTGGCGACCGTCTGCTCTGCAGTTCGAGAGAATCTGCAGCCTCATAATCAGGTGCCCAGAGCGAAGGACTGCGGGCGGCGCACTGCTACGTCAAAGTCCTGATGCACGGTCATGATCACCTGGCCGCTGGCCGACTGAGTGTAGGGATCAATCACAAGATCCAATCCAGACCACATCCCCACCACGCAATCGGCGAAGTTGCCGAACAGTACGTCGTTCTGCTGCATCTGGTTAGACACGGTGAACTGGTAGCCGTTCACGGTGCCGGCATCGGTCATGATGTAGTCAGAACCAGCAGCGGATGCCCGCAGGGTCTGCTTCAGTGCGCCGCGCACCACGCTGTTGCCGATGTGGCGCATCGATCCGGCGTCGAGGTTGTCGATCGCCAGTTCGGTTTCCAGGTCCACGTAGTCGCCCCAGTCGCCGCAGTTCAGGGCCGAGCCGCCGCCGAGGCTGGCGGGGAAGTCCTTGGCGGTGCCACCAGCGAAGGTCACCGAGCCGATGCCGGTGGTGTTGATGATGCCTAGCGGCTGGCCGTTGGAGCCGGTGCCGTAGCCGATGGTGTAGTCCATGCCCAAGGCAATGGATTCAGCAATGTCAAGGCGCACCAGGTTCTCAATATCAGGCGAGGACTGAAGCATCATCCTGCGGCTGATCGGCACGCGAGCACCAATCGTCCGGGGGATCATGTTCACCAGCCCGAATGTCAGCTTGCTGTTCGTGACGTCTTGGTTTTCGCCGACGAAGTAATACTGGCTGGAGCTGAGCTTCTTGGGGATCTCAACGTTGCCGTCCAGACCGGAGAGCATGGTCAGGCCGCTGTTCAGGAAGGCTGAACGGTTTCTGATGAGATCGATGAACTGTGCATCCAGTCGATTGGTGCCCACAAGCGCACCACCGTCGCCGAAGGTGCCAACCACCTGGCCAGGGGTTTCAGCGGCGCGGCTGGAGCCAATTGCCTCCCAAGGGATCATCACGCCGTTTGGGGTCGTGGCGTCCTTCATGCGAGAGCGCTGAATTGCCGCAGCGTGGCCCACTTCCAGCTCGAAGGCAGCGGACTCGGCAAGCCGGCGATCCTGCGGGTCAAGCATGTGACGGATGAGCCGCACAACGCTGTAGCGCTTCACCTCACGCTTGCTCAGGCCGATCTCACCAGCGCCAGCGTCATGCACGCGGCCCTCGAATTGGACCTTGCGCATGCCCAGCTGCTGCATCACCACCTCACGGGCGGCATCGATGCTGGCGTCATCGTTGATAAGTTTCTCGGCCAGCTCGGGGAGCTGGAACTGGTCGCACATGCCGCGGATGGAAGCAACACGCTCGCGCTCAGCGCGCCGAGCGTCCTGCTGCACCTCCGCCACGTTGATCTCAGTGGTCATTTGGATTTGATCAGTGGGGTCAGTCCGCTCGGCGGTCTGTGCTGTCAGGCTATGGAGGGCCTTGCTAACGGCAGACTTGACCAACTCGGGGTCAATCGTGACGGTCGGCTCGGCTGGCGCAGGGGGCTCAGGGGTGGGCTCAGCGGCGGGCTCAGTCTCTACCCAAGGGTCATCCATGGCGCGGCCGAGGCCTACGGTTTGGTCGGCGGGGACGCTGACGCTGGAGACTTCCAGCACGTTCCATTCGGTCACGTAGAAGCCGTCGGCGCGTTCGTCGATCTTGTTGATCTCGTACGCGAACGAGACATTGCGCACGATGCCAGCTTCCACATCCTGCCGGCGCTTGTATTCCTCGCTGCCCTTCTCCAGGGTGTTGGGCGACCAGCGAACGGTGGAGTAGAGCCGGCGATCGTCGCCGAGCCAGGCCTTTTCCGCGACGCCCAGCACCACATCCCGGTTGTGGTTCCACAGATAGACGCCGCCGTCGTTCATCCGGCCCAGGTCTACGGATCCTTCCTCGTGCACCAGGATCTCGCGGCCAAACCAGCGGTCGACGGGGGCCTCAGAGCTGAAGCTGAAGGTCAGGGTTTCGTCGGTGCTTTCTTCGACGCGGAGGCCCATCGGGAGCTCTCGCCGCTGAGGGCCTTTGAGTTTCGTGAGATCCAAAGCCGGATAGTCGCTGGCCTCAGGCTACGGATGGCCGGGGCTGAGCTTCCGCATCCTCAGCATCCCCCCCGTCGTCGTCGGGGTCTTCCGTCTCGGGCTCAGGGGTGGGTGGCTCCACCACGGGCTCAGGCGGTTGCTCGACGGTGGGCATCAGGCCCAGTGACTCCTTCAGTTCGTTTTCCATGGCGATCTGAGCCATCACCTGCTCAAACTGCTCGCCGCTGTATTCAGTTATCAGCTCGCTGTGAGATTTGAGTAGCATTGCCTTGGCTTTTTCCATGGCGGAAACATCCTTAACTGGGTCCACCCAGTCCCATGATCTAGCCTGCCAGCGCGGAGCGTTATACCTTTCTGGGCGAGTCCAATAATCGGAGAATGCAGGCGAAGGCAATTCGCCCGCCAGCATCGCAGCGCGTAGCCACTCTTCAAATACGCGCTGGTGAAACACCTCAATGATCGCGCTTTGCACCACCCGCCAGTGGTCGCGATCTTCCAGCACGCTGGTGCGCATGCTGCTGTAGTTCGTGTCGCTGAAGTCCTTGCTAATCGTTGCATACGAACACCCGAACCCAGCCGCAAACCGCCTGGTGAGGTTCTTTACGACTGCATCGTATTGGCCATCATCCGGCCCGAAGTTCGGCGGCACCGGAACCTCGCCGGCCTCAAGGATGTTGTAGGCGCCGGGCTCAGTGTTGAATAGCCGCTGACCGTTCTCCACCGCATCACCGGTCAGCCCGGCATCGGGCGTTTGAATCCACCCCAGCGATGCCGCCTGGACGCGCTTCCGTACTAGGTGAGCCTTTTCGTATTCAGAGAGCCCATGCACCGTCGTAATCACCGACGCCAACCACGGCACCCCACGGTTCTGCCCGATCCGCTCCGGCAGGAACACATGAATCATGTCCGCCGCCGGCACTAGGAGGTGCTTCCGCTCCACGCCGCGGCGGTTTAGGCCGAGCTCCACATCGCCAGGGTGGCGGGTCAGGATGGCGTACCGGGTCGGGCGGCCCCATTGGTTGATCTCGACGCCCAGCCGCCATTCGTGGCCGGCGCGGTCTGAAACACCAGACTTGTCCTCATCGAGCTGGTGCGCCTCGATCAGCTCCAGCGCCAGCGGGGTGCGGCCCTGCCCCATCGGCT